CGTGACCAAAACGCATGTCAACCATAGTGGCTACTTCCTGCAATTTCTCTGCTGCGAGTTTAGCATCTATGACTTCTTTTGCTACAGTATCTACCCCAAACTGATCTCCAAGTCCTGCACCAGACTTCTTGTTTCTGGCTTGTTGGATTTGTTTCTCACCTGTAAACAGGTCATCAATCTGGCTTGCTATTTGTCCAATATCTTGAACAGTGCTAATGTGCGTCTTAATAAAGTCCACACTCTGTTTAACTAATGCAATTCCTGCAAGGGCAGTACTGATAGGTTCCATGATAGTTCCTTATAGCTTCATTAACAGGGATGCAGCAAGACCAACGACTATTACCGTTGACCCCATAATCATAGCTTCCAAACGCCACAGACGCTTGTCTAAGCCAGACAGTTTGTCTTCTACACTTGCGTACCTTACGGCACACTCCTTTTCGTGAGCCTCAAGTTCCAAGGCTACACGGAGTTCTGGTGTGACTTCCTGTGATATCTTCATCAGCCAGCGATTTCCATAACAGTCAGTGTAGATACGCCTTTGTGGTTGTAAGACTGATTGTCAGTTACTCCATAGCTTGGTCTGTTGATGTAAGTATAGTGATTAGTACTATAAGTATTTGCCGCTTGTATTTTATAAGTCAAAGCTGATGTAGAAGAGGGTGAATCAACAAAAGAACCACTAGCAGCGTTTTGCTGAAAGCCAGAGTTAGTTGTTTCGGTAGATTGCACAGAAAACCAAACCGGAGCTTGAATACCAGAGACTTCAGAATTAACAGCAATTTGTGTGCTGTCACGATAAAGTTTTACACCACTATATCTAGCACCAGTTTGGCTATTGTCACTCAACGCACAAGTAATATTAAGGTCACACATAACGAGTATTTGTGATGACGTACTTGTTGGTGTAATTGAAACAGACATTATATCTGTAAAGGTCGTCCCTGCTATTGATTGTGTGTCTGATTTAGTAACCGATTTAACTTGTATTATTTCACCAGTAGTTCTTGGACGAGACTGATTGTTTAGTTTTATTAAAGGCATAATATCTGTCTCCTATCCTAAAAACTTTATTGAAAGCGAACTGACATCACCACTTGCTACAGTATTAACCGCCCCCCAGATTTCTACTGTACTTGATGATACTATTGATATCTGGTCATTAGCAGCAAATTGATGGATTACCGTAGCTACCGTTGGCTGATAAGAGGTTGCGGGTGCGCTAGTAAAGCCCCTTGCTAAGTGGCTGCTACCGTTCTTGAATATAAAGAAATCAAGATTTCCCGCATTAGCCTGAGAGTTCATTAACAGCATACAATGCACTTCGTAGTAACCAGCTTTGGGAACGACATAATACTTGTTACTTGAGTTCCAACCGCTAGCTGTATCAACATCGTCACGGAAAGACAAAAGGTCACCCGATGTTGGTGCGAATGGGGAGACGTTAGAAAGCTGTCCCCAAAATAAAATAGGGTTGTTAAAGCCGACACGCCCATCACTATCAATCGTCATAGCCGCAGTACCCGCCGCAGTTTGGATGGAGTCTACTTTTAATATACTTGTCATATGTATCTCCTATGCCTCTTCTGTTCTGTACGAGCCTGAAAAGTAAATAAATGAACTTGCCAGTGCAACATGGCCAGTCTCAACATTGCCACTGGTAGAGTTACCGAAATAAAAAAGGCGAATAAACTTTTGGTCATTTCTTACCATTCCAGTAATAGTAAGAGTTGAAGCCCAACTCAGTCCTGAATGATAATTTATTGAAACACCCCACTGCTCATTACCTAAGTTTGAACTAGCTCCCTTAAAAGGTAAGCCATATATATAAAGCTCCTGCCCAGCAGCCCCACCGTTTGTATATGTCCAAGTAGGTGGTGATTGTATGAGTCCGCTAAAATTTACTAAATCACCAATTCGTATGTATTGCCCAACTTGATTAGCGTATGTGCCTGTCGTGATTGATTGTGTAACATCAGTTGCCCCAGCAGATGACCAGACAGGAGCAAATGAGCCAGTGCGGTAAAACTCTCCTGCCCCAACTTGATTTAAAATTACTTTTCCAGATGAGTTCACACTAAGCGCATCTGTACCGTTAGTATGTTGGAGGTTTTCCACTCCTATAATTGAAGCCATGTTTTCCTCCTATCCTATTAACATAAAAGTTGCGCCACTATAAGTGCCAGTTACGCCAGAGGTTGCATAGTAACTAATCTCTAGTGTGTCATTAACACTGCATTGAATCATCCATGTACCGCTAGCTCCTGCGTGACTATTAGCACTAGAATAACTGCCGCAGTCAGAGCCGTAGTTAACGCCGTTCTTTTCTAGTCTCAGATATAGTGCACCAGCCGCACCTGAGGTACTATCCATTCCAAAACAAGTTACTTGATAAATTCCAGAAATAGGGCAAGTAAAAACACCATTACTGCTATCGTAATTACCCCCAACATCTAAATCTATTTGGTTAAAAATGATTGTTGGATAAGTAGTTACGTTAGCAGCCATGTCGCTAGATCTTGATACACTTGCTAAAGGTTTGTTAGGCATAAGAACTGCACTGCCAGTGGTTTTAGGATGTATTTCATCTACATATAACTTACTCATATTACACCACCGTAAATGTGCCGTTAACAGTCAACGTAGCTGCAAGTGTAAATGGTCCTGCTACAAGAGCGTTTTCACCACTGGCAATCGTTGTATCTGCTGTTAGGCTGTTAGGGTTAACCCTGATGTGCGCTGCACCACCACGGCTGATTGTTGATGACAGTTTGTTAACATCCACTGAACCGTCTGTAGGCACTACGCTGCTGCCTACCTCACCCAGCGACAACACATAGTCAATCGTGTCGGATGTGCTTAGTGCTTCTGAGAAGATTAAATTACTACCCGAAAGACTGAACGAGGAATTAGGAGCTTGGGTTATACCATTTAAACTTACGATTAGCTGTTCAGCCGTTGCTGGCTTGTAAGGTGCGCCATTTATTGTCATAGCGTAGGTGTCTGTAGCAGATGCGCTAGGCACTGTTACCATTTTAAATTGCCCAGTAAGGGGCTGTTTTCCTATGTATGGCATGTGTTGTTCCTTATGGTTTCGTAGGCCATGTTACATCATCTAGTGACGTAGCGTTGTTTGTGATGTCACGCAGAGCTTGTCGGTATGTTGTCTGGGCAGATGTAGCATCAGCCGTGTCCGAAAGAACCCAATGGTCTGTTTCTGCTAGTAAGCGATTACGTTCTTCACGCAATTCGCCTAGCTTGAACGCCGCTAATAGTTCAGCTTCCTTTGTTGCCACCGCAGATGAATCCCAAGATACTACGTTACCATCTGCGTCTGTTGCGACAGCATCATCATCATTACCGCTGATAGAGACAGCATCTGTATATAGTGCGTAAATTGCTTCATGTCTCATCCGGCAATCTCCATTACTGTAATAGTTGAAACAGTTGCATAGCTTGAGTCATTTCCACGCCTGTTTAAGTAAAGATAACCAGACCCACCACTTGCCCACTGTAGTTTGTATGTCAGTGCGCTTGTGCTGGATGGAGAATCTAAATATTGCAGTGTCAGTACACCTATCTCTGGATTTGAATACAATCGGTGATACCCAGATACATTCTTGGTTGCCCCTGTTCCAACGATTTCGGTGCTATCACGCAACAGTTTGATTGAATTGTTTTGTTGCGCCGTTGACCGACCTATATTAATCGTAAAACTAACCAGTATCTTGTTTGATGTTGCCGCTGGTGTGATGGAAACACTCATACCTGCAATATCGTTGAATGTGGCTTCACCAGCAGGTGCTGCACTTACGATATAGTTAATAGGAGTCTGCTTAACTTGCAAAACCTTGCCGCCACCAGCCCCACTAACAGTGCCAGTAAACGCAAAGTCATCAGCTAGGTTGACGGACTCTGATTGTATTTTAGATAAAGCCATATCTGTCTCCTACTGTGCTTTGTAAATTAGGAAACGAGTTCCGTTTGTTGTCTGCCTTACCAAATAGCCAGTTGCCCTTGAAGAAGTGTCATTATGAACACCACCAACCGCTGCATGACCCCATACCCTCAAAGAATTATCTTTTGATATGCTGTGAAATCCTGTTGAAGAATAGCTGCCAATTTCTGTATTTGGGGATATTTCAATAACATCGTTATCTGAATACTCAGCATCCTCGCCAGCCCCACTGGTAAGCACCTTTTGCAAAACAGAAACCGTGTAAGGCAAAGCAATATTATGCGTGACTGTTATCCAACTATCGGTTGCAATACTTATAAAGCCACTATCATAAACTTGTTTTACATAGCCGCTTGGTAAAGTTAGCGTTTTGCCAGACAAGTCTAAGGTAGTAGCTAACTTAGCGGCGGTTACATTGCCATCAATAAGCTTGGCTGTGCCAACAGAACCATCAGCTAACTTAGCTGTGCCTACACTACCATCAGGCGGTACAATCGTACCCACCGCTTTGCCTTGGAATACAACATAAAATTCATCACTAGATGACACGTTGCCTGTCATGGTTAAAGCAGTTCCAGAAACCGTATACGCCTTACCAACGCCGCCCTCTTGACGAACATTGTTTACGAATACTTCTATCTCTTGTTCGTTAGCAACAGCATGTGACAGCGTATAGTTTGCACCACCGTTACCAGTAATGTCTTGTTTATCCATAGAAGTGTATGCGTTTGTAGTTTGATTACCTATGTAACCCATGTCTCACTCCTATGTGCTAATAGCATCAACAGCAGATACCCACACATCCAACGATGATGCAGTATCTGATTTAACCCACAATCTATCGCCTGTTTGGACTACTATCTTTGCGCCGCCATCAAGCAGTTGTAATGCACCACCTGCTGCAATGGGTGCGCCTTTGATAAGGTAGTGATTGACAGCCGCACCGTTGATTGTGTGTTGAATATAAGCGTCAACCGTGATTGCATTTGTTGATGTGTTGGTCATATGAATACCCACCAATGCGTCTATGCTATTAAAATTTGTCCCATCGGGGACATCAGCCGCTACCGTTCCAACGCCTTGCAGCATATATCGTATAAAATCTTGTGCCATTTGTTACTTACTCCTAAAGGGCGATTGCTAAGGCTATACTGAAGCCTTTTGTGGCAAAGTTTGTGGTGTCTACAGCTTGAATAGCTACCCATTGATTACTATTGTCATAATATTTTAAGGCATTGTTAGCCGTATCAAACCAGAGATCACCAGCCCCTACTTCACTACCAGTTGGTGCAGTACTAGATTGACCATGATATAAATTAGAAAACTCTGTTTTATGTTCTTCTGCTTTTGTAGCCCAATACTTAGCTGAAAAAGATGTCCCATCTACTGTATTAGTACCATCAACGTAGGTAGCCCAATCTTTAGCTGAACCACCACCTGCTTGGCCTCTACGCTGTGCGCCAATAGCATACTCTTTTGCAGAATACTCAGTACCGTCCACATTAGTGGTGGTCTCAGTAGCCCAATCTTTGGCAGGGCCAGCACCAGCAGTATTACTTACACCGCCAGTATCACCAATAGCCCATGCTTTAGCTGAGTAACCTAGAGTACCCTCTGCATAGTCATCAGTCTTAATTGCCCAATTCTGAGAGTTAGTTTCGGATGTTCCTGCATTAGTCTCAGAGGTTGCAGCATTGGTAGCTGAAGTAGAAGCTGCGTCTTGATAATGCTTTGCTGAGTAGTCAGTCGTAGAACCGTCTGACAGTGTGTACTGGCTACCGATAGGATGGATGGCAAGCTTGGTAGCATCAGGAATAATGTTACCTGTTGCTGTGGTCACGGCTGAGTTAGCGGAAGCAATTGCTTGAGAAACAGCAGTAGAAACCACACCAGCTACTTCTGTATCAGTATACGCTTTAGTAGCTGCGTCAGTGTTAGCCGTGGGTGTGCCTACGTTTTTAATGATGCTGCCACTAGCATCCCATTTATTATCGTTACCTAACTGAACTGAATCCCCCGCTAGGTCTGCTGATTCCTGCGCTGCGTGAAAGACCTGAATATTACTATCATCCAAGTCTTCTTCAGTCAACACAGAGCCTGAGGCAAAATCAATAGCACGTGCTGCCAAGCTTGTGGTACGTCTGACTTGTACCAGTGAGCCAGATGCAACAGGGGCTGTTAGTTGTACTGTGGAGCTAGAAGGAAAAGTTAGACCTGTCTGAGCCACACCATTTACTGTTACACTAATCTCAGACTGAGCTGTAAATGTAAAAGGGATACTAAAGGTATCCGTAGTATTGTTTGTTGGTTCGTAATTATGATATGAAAAAGCCATTTGTTTTCCTATTTAGTTTGCTGCTTCATTAGCTACTTTATTTAGTCCCTGCTTGACAACATATAAAGATGAAAAGGGGGCAAGCCTTAAAAACTTACGCCATTCTGATTCAGTCATGTCACCTTCTGCAAAGTTTCCTAGTGTTTGTATTGCGTTAGATGCCATTGACAAGGCTGGTGGTGTAGTAGCATACGAGTTACCACCCATCATTCCTGTTGTAACCTGTGCAATATATCCAAACACACTAGCCACACCAATAAGTTCTAGTGAGCCTTTAGTCAGGTTTTTCATACTCATACGTTCTTTGATGTACTCATCGGCATCACTACGTCCAGCCGCAGCCATCTGTACTTTTGCCATGTACATAAGAGAACCCATGAACATGCTACCCATGATAACCTTACCTACGACAATATCACCATGTCTAGCACGAACACCCATACGCATTGTTTGTTGTTCTAAAGCTGCTAATGGAAAGCTAAGAAACTGCCAAATAGTCTTACCCCATTCACTACGCAGTGTACCATTCACAGAACCTAAGTTCATTTCCTGTACGTTCTGAGTAGCTTCTCTATAAACAGAGATGGAAAAAGCTTCTCTCACATCCTCACCTGAAACACCCTTAGCAGATTTAATATCCCACTTATCTATGTTTAAAGACTGTAAAACCTTGCCGTTGTTTCTTGTAGTAGCGTGTTTCTTAATATTAGCAAAGATAGCTGATGCTACATCCTCATCAATACCAAGCTGTTCCATCTTGATCTTTGAGAATGGTGGCTTGCCTTGTGCTGCTGCCCTAGTCCACTGTGAAGAATAGTTTAGCATAGACATACGGCGTAGGCTCATTGTCACGCCTGACAAACCTGAGAGTATAGAGACTTTCTCTCTAGCCCTACCAAGTAGTTCGTCATGGAAATTTACAGCCTCAGGCATCATAGCTGCATCCATATCGCCACCCTCAAAACGAGAGGCACGATTAAACTTGGACGTAACTACATCACCACCTAGTCCTGTCATTACTTCTAGTTCACGTAACAACTTATCATCAAGCTGACCGTTAGCTGCTTTACTATAAAGTTTACGATACTGAGGCACGGTACGTAGTAAGACTGGTAGTGAGTACTCTAACAGAGAGTTAGTCAACTCCATCATAGCTGCCATACCTGACATGCCCATGTTAGTAATAAAACTGTACTCACGTATACGTCTGTTAAAGCGTCTTACGCCATCACTAACATCCTGCTTGAATACGTGTTGACCAGTAATACCATTATACATATACTCTAAAGCTTTTACTTCTGCTTCAGTGCCTGTTATACCTTGTTCTACGTTCTCTTGCTTAATCTTAGCTAAGAAATCATCAAAGGATGAACCAGCCGCATTAGTGTTAATACCATTACGTGCTAGTCCTATACCACTGGACATTTGGAATACGTAAGCATTGTGTAGGTTTTCAATGTCGTTCTCTAGTAACTCAGAGAAAGACAGTTCTTCTACATCACCATTAACAGTCTTAGCGTTAATTGTTACATTCTCATCCAATACTAAGCGAGGTTGTGCGCGTTTATGTGCGCGTAGTCCTTTAGACTTAGTTACTGCTTCTAGTACACCAATGATAACGTCTTCATCTAGTTCCTCTTTCTTTAAGGCAGCAGTCAAATCTTCCACTGATAGGTCTAATCCACCTACGTTACCGCCCTTCTTAAAAGGCCGTGACATTACTGTCTTAGCATAACCAGTAGCCATCTTACGAATGTAAGTATTGATTGCCTTTTGAGTTACACGCTTACCTTTGCTAGTAGTTAATGCCCTACGTACAGCATCCTCAATGTCAGGCTGTCCAGAACGTATAGCTTTTTCTACCAAGTCTGTTACAGCTACGTTGTCATCGCCAAACTTAGCACGTATCTTAGTAATACCATTATCACTAAAAAGTCTAGGTAGATAGTTAGGGTGGTTGTCTAAGATACCTGTAGTAAAACCTGCTACATTATTCTTAATAGCTAAGTTTCCTAGTTCTCTTTGCTGCTTATGTACATCGTCTGCTACTTTACGCACCTCTGTAGGCACAATAGCATTGGGATCACGCATAGCTTTAGATACTAATACGTTAAAGTCTTGTACTGTACCACCACTACCTGCCATCCAAGCCTTACGGTTTACTGTTAAGCTACGTGCAAAGCCTGTGCGGTACTTACTTTCTAGGTAAGCCTTAACCTCAGATGCAGATGGATTTACCACCTCACCTGACTTGTTACCTGTACTATTCAATCCCAGCTTATCTGCACCAAGGCGTATAAATCCGTTAGACGATTGCTTGGCTCTAACAAAAGGAGATACCAAGCTACGTAAAGCATCTAGTCTAACGGCCTTGGTAAAGGCATTGCTGCCTCTCTGGAAGGATACAGTACGTGCTTGTTCTGCTGTAATCTCATTGATAGACTTAGTACCTAGTCCAGCAAAGTCACCTGTTGCAGCTTCTTGTGCAATTATTTTGTTAGTCAGTTCTTCACCTGAGTTACCCTTTAAGAAAGCCTGTTCATCGGGCGTAAGAACCTCACCAAGCGCACTACGCTGTGCTAGCTGATGTACCTTGGCTCGTTTAGCAAAGGCCATACCAGCGGCACTTACACCGCCTTGTAGACCTGCACCAAATAGTCCAGCAAGCATGACATCACCGCCATCAATATCGTACTTCATTGAAGCACGTATACCTTCAAACACTGCTGCCTCTGCTGCACCTAATCCAGCACCTATCTTCAAGGCTCTATATACGTTATAACCCTTCTTTAGTGATCTACCTGCTTGCACAGCAGTTCCAGCGACAGCCGTAGCTGTACCAGTAACAGGCGCAGCAGGACCACTGATAGCTGACACAGCAGCCGTGGTTCCAATAATACCTGCTACCTCAGTCGGGTCAGTCATAGCAGCTAAAATTGTAGCTCCTATACCTCTCCAACCAGCAGCAGCTAGTTCCGTTCTGTTCTTATCAGTCTTACGATAGTCCTCTGCCATTGTCATAGCATAGTCAAGACTCTCAGACCTAGCTGCATCAAATATATCTTCGATGGCTCTTTCGTCTGTCAACCCCGCAGTGAGGGCATCGGACATTTCAGTAGTAATCTCTGTTACAGGATTGTAAGGATTGGCTGAGAATCTATATTTATTACGAGAATATATAGCATCAATGTGTTCTTCTTCTCTTGCTTTGCTATACAACGTAGAGAAATCTGTCTGTTCGTTAGAGATTTCTTCCTGACGTTTCATAGCCTCAAGAGAGTTTTCACTTATACGTGAGACAAAGGGACTAGGTAAAGGTTTACCGAATCCCAACTTCTCTTGTGTTTCCTTAGAAATCTCAGCCATTATGTTATCCTTTTACAGCCGCAGCCATTTCTTCCGCACGGTTAGGTGTCTGTTGATACCACTTTGTTTTGGTAGTAGAACCATCTGCCTTACGATTGTAAAGCATGTTGAACGCTGCTTCTTCTAAGGCTGCTGTTTGTTCTGCTGAACCCTCAGGTGCAGATGCAGCTTCTTTGATAGCCTTCATAAAGCTAGGCCAGCTAGATGGAAGATTAGGCGCACCTAATTGATAAGCCATACTCATTACACCTAGCTGAGTTTCCTCAGGTAGTGCTTCAAAGTTAGTAATCTCATCAGCTAAGAAGGTACTAATCTTCCTAGTCTTCAGTTCCATAACTGCATCAGCTTCTTCTTGTGTAATGTTTTCTACATCAGCAATTAAAGCTAGTTCATCAGGTTCTAGTGCAGGTAAATAGAAACCGTAACCTACTGAACGATCTTTACCGTCCTTGTAAGGTGAAGGCTCAAACCCCTCTTGGGACTTAATTAGATTACCTGCTTTTTCTGCAACGGTGTTACCTGTCATGTCTGCTACTTTTCCTGTTTGATCTTTAAATATTGTTCTAGTGGTTTCGCTAGGTGCTGTTTCACTAGGTAGTGTAGCCGCTTGTGCTTCATCACCTACAAAGAAAGAACCTGCTGAATCTACCAGACTAGCAAAGAAACTTTCAGCTTTATCATCAGGTATGCCCTGTTCCTTAGCCTTACTAATAACACTTTCCTTTACCTTCTTGTCTTTAAACATATCAGTAAAAGCGTTCATTAGGTTTACTTCACCAACCTCAAAGAAAGGCTTTTCTTCCACCTGATTAGCCTCATCAGCTTCGCTTGCTTCAGCTTCAGCCTGAGTACGTAGAACCATAAGGGCTTCGTTCTCAGCCTTAATAGCCTCATCCTCTGGGGATACACCTATCATTTTATTTAATGATGCACGTACCTCTCGCAGTGCGTTAGCTTCATCAGGTGCAATACCTGTTCTAGCTTCTATCTCATCATCATCAAGATTACCTAAGTCAGCTAGATCAATAGTTGTAAACACACCTCTGTTGGCTTCAAACTCTGATTCTCTGTTAGCCTCTACTCGTAGACGTTCAACCATCATCTCTTTAGATAGTGTACCTAATTCAGAGAAAGCTACAGTGTCAATAACAAAGGGTGGTGCAGCACCGTCTTCAGCCTCAATAATGATGTCTACAGCATTAGGGTTAGAAGGATTTACTTTCATAGAAAGGCCAGCACCCTCGCCACGTACACTTCTAACTAAGCTGTTTATCTCAGGTACTAGCATGGCTTCATTCAGATAGTCAGCCGCTGCTTTCTCTTGACCTGCATACTGCTTGATGTCTGTGTTTAACAGAGGCACAGCACGTTTAATACCGTTGGTACTTTCTACTACCAGCCAGTCTTCTTCAAGATAGCCAGCCGCTAGTTCCATAGCTTTTTCAGCAGACATACCGTCAGCCCTTACCAAAGCCTGTACAACATCCTTAAACTGTGCTAATACTTCTGCTGGGTTTTCTATGTCGTTGTACTTAGAACCAGACCACCATGAATCATCTGTTGCGTCTAACATCTTATCAAGAGTTACACGTGAACCTGCATCTTTATATAGTTCACCCTGCACTGCATTTAGTGCTTGATCAAACTCTCTACCAGCAGGACCAGATAAAATATCTAGGGTACGCATACGCAGTAAGTCATCTTCTTTCAACGTCTTACTACGCTTAGTTAGACCTGATGATAAACTCTCTACAGTACGATAAGCAGCAAAAGCCTGTGATGCTAACTGCATATCCTTTTCTGGATTACCAGTAGAAGTAGTTAGTACTGAGGCACCACTGCTAATTGCGTTCTTATACTGTGTAGGCATAACCTGAAAGGGTGTGTAGAACTCATCAAATGATTTAACTAAGTGTGCCTGTTCTACAGCAGCAGGGTTAGCTGATGGATCACCACGCCTAAACTCAGGGCTAGCTGCGTTCACAATGTCCTGCGTTACTGCTAGCTTTGCTTCTAGTTCTTTTGCATTGTTAGCTTCGTAAGCAGTTTGTACATCTTCTGCTGTAATCTTTCTTGTTGTACCAGTCACTGGATGTGTCATCTCAGTGCCAATAGCTAGATCACCCTGTTGTCCTGTTTTTACATAGCTTGCTAAACGCTGGTTTATGGTATCTGCAAAGTAAGCATCTTCACCAGCCTTGGCTCTTTTCTTAGCCATACTAGCTTCGTTGCCTTTGATACGAGTTACTGCATCAGCATACTCAGCCACACCAAAACGGTTTAATGATTCAGGTGACTGTAACCAGTCTGTTAGGGATGTTTCACCTAGCATACCAGACTGCTTGTCTGCTAAATCCATAAGCTTATCGTTGAAGCCTTTTTTATCTCTACCTGTTTTAAAGTAGTCTGAGACAAGGCTGTTGATAAACTGTGCCTGTGCCTCTCTAGGCATATCAGGGTCTGTAGTAATCTTTGTAATTTGATTAAGTACTACAGCATCTGCCTTATCTAAATCATATGTAGCTTTAGCCTGATTATACCCAGCAGCAGGATCGGAAAAGAACTTAACAGTACCTAGTTCTAAGTCTTGCTTAATTGCTGTCATAATAGCTGGGTTAGTTCCAGCATCTTCAAGCTTTGTTAAGTAATCTGTAAAATAAGACTGTCTATCAGCAGCTATTTTCTCTGGTCCAGCTTCAAGGTAAAATTCTTTGTTTTGTTCGTACTGATTTACTGACTCAGATAACAAATCTGTTACAGCAATCTTTGCTTGAAAGGCTTGCTTTTCTGCAATACCTGCTTGTACTTCTCTGCCTAGTTGCTGCTGCCTTTGTCTTTTTATTTCAGCATCTGCTTTAATAGCAGGTGTAATGGCATTAACAAACTCAGCTAAAGGGTTTGATACTTGTTTCTCAGCAGGTCTAGTATATGTCTCCACTGGTGCAGCCGTTGGCCTTACAGCAGCCGTAGCTTGTAAAGGTGCTACCTGTACTCTTTGTTTAGCCATGATCTATCCTTATTGAAAGAGTGTGACATTGCCACTCTGATTAAGTACATTTGCACCTAATGAGTTTGGTAAAAAGCCACTAGCTGCTGACATAGTAGGTCCACCTGACCAGCTTATACTAGATGCTGAAGGTAGACTAGGGACAACTGTTGGTACTATCTTGCCTACCTCAGTTTGTACGTCCACCATTTGTTTTGCAATATTCTTAGGGTCCATAGCTTCTGCCTGTTTCATACCAGCATAAGCTTGTGCGCCAGCTTTGACAGCATAGGCTAGAAAGTTAGGTGCTTGTCCACGTGGAAGGGAGTTAATTCTATTTACAGCCTCAGCACTAGCACCTATCTTTTCTAATTCAATTTGATTACGTAAGGCTTCTGTCTGTGCGTTGACTGTGGTAACTCCACGCAAACGTGCAGTCTCAAACTCTGATACTGTTCTGTCTACAGAGGAACCAGAAACCCCTGATTCACCTGCGGCTACTGCTGCCCTCTCTTGTCTTCGTAAGGCTTCAAGTGACAATTCTTGTTTCTGTGCTGATGCTGCTTCACCTTCTTGGATCATACGTGTATTAAGAGATTGTATCTTTAGGTCACGTGCAGCGGCAGCGTTTACACGGTTTTGTAGATAACGTGCTTCATCTTGTTTAGCTTTAGAACTAGCACCCAGAAACTCGATAGCAGTGCTACCGATCATCATCATAGTCATTGGGTCCATTTTATATCCTCACACATTCTAAGAAGGGTTTATCCCCTTCGCCATACGTTTCATGGCGTTTAATAAAAGTAAACCCTACAAACCTTAACCACTTTAAAGCTACGTGGTATCGTTCATCACAGGCATTAGTAAGCACAGGGTATCTAAGGTTAGCCTCAGCAACCCACTGCTTAGATTGTCGTAGAAAAGGTAGCCATACTTTATGTATTGCTGGGCTAGTTAATAGCCATGGTGTTGCTACCATGTCATCCATCTCACACAATCCATACATACCTGCAATTTCGTTTGTATCTGTTACTATGATAGTGTAACACTCCTCAGAATCATCTAGTCCATCCTGTAATGCTTCTTTAATATTACCATGTGAGGCTAGCACTTCTAGTCTGTCTTCTTCTCTAAGGTTAGAAGCTAGGTAGTCTACATCAGACTGGACACTATCTCTCACATGGACTTTCATTACATTCTCCGTGAACGCAGATTAAAGAAAGCTTCATACTCTGCTGATTGAAATACACAAGGGAAGTGACTACTACTTTCTAGTACAACATCAATATCACTAGACTTACCAATAACACCAAAGCGGTATGTACCTGAATCAATAGCTGCTTGGTTTAGGATGTTAGTAGAAGCACCAACAATACGGCCTGTAAAGCTACGAGTATAAGTAGCACGTTTTAGAGGTGTTACCTTAACGTCAAAGAAACCTGTGTCATTGTAGACAACTGCATAGTTTCTTAGCTGCAATTGACCTGTTGTAATAGGGCTGTTTTCTTGTTTAATTACTGGCTCAGAGAACTGGTACTTAAATGTGTAGGGTATACCTGCATAGACTACTTCTGATGCACTAAGCAGGGCTGCTACATTATTTACTGTAATTACTTTACCACGTTGATTGACATAAGTCAAGTTACTATCTGTATAAGGTACAGTAGTAAGTCCACTTGTCTCTAGCTGTACACGCCTGTCTAGCATAATAGGAAACTTACCTGTAGTATACTGAGTAGCGTCATCTACTGATAGGTTAATTTTTTCTAGGAATAAGTTATTACCACGTTTAACAAGTAACATAATGTCAGCCAAGTTAAATGACATAGACAGTACATCGTCACCAAACGTCCACTTAGACCAAGAAGCCTGTAGCTTCTCTCTGCCTTTCCAGTAGTACCTGTAGACATAGACTGCTTGAGTTTCACCTGTAGTCTGTACAAGTATCATGTCTTCGTTAGACGATGCCTCAATCTTTTTAATTTCACCATCCAGATACTCTGGTACGTGTGACGTAGTTTCAGCAGCATCATTAGTGTCAGTGTCAGAATCAACGTAGTATTCCCACATCCCTGACCACGCACCACGCTTACTAGCAAAGTATACAAATCTACCAGCAGCCGCTGGCTTGGCTCTCAGTGAAGCCTCAAACTCTGTAGTGCTAGATACATTGATAGTCTCAGGGGTAAGTACAGGATCAGCCGTTACTTTAAACTGTGTTAGTTCTGAGAACAACAGCAGTGTATTGTTAAATGGTATAGCATGTTTTAGAATGTTTACCTTGTTAGAGGAAACTGCTACATCAATGGGATCACTGTCCACAGTTGTAAGTGTAGACTTACGGAAAAAATCAAAGTCTAAAAACTCACCTGCCCTACTGAAGATAACATTTTCATCAGCTAGTACACCAAGTCTATTTCTGTGAAAGAAAATATCAGCTAAGGAAAATCCTATAAAAGAAGGATAGCTATTAGTGTCATCATCACCTACTTTACGTGATTCGTAGGATACCTCACTAAAGATAAATGTACCATTCGCTTGTTTAGTAAGTTTATGTGGCATAGTAGCAGCATCAATGTCAATTAAGATATTCTGCGCTACTGTTTCTTTCCATACACCATCAGCAAACTTAACATAGAAATCATCCTGTGCTTTCTGGTTATCGCCAGATACTTTAATTAAAAAGTTATTTGGCCCCTCAACAGGCAGCTTCTTAAAGTCAGGTGTTTCATCTTTGAACACAAGTAAATGATCTCCACCGTGGGAATCAGCTACTGTTACTTGAAAGTCTGTAGTATCATTAGATTGTATATGAAGAACTGAGCCATATCTTGTAACAGTAAGTCCTAAAGCAGAAGCACTAAGTGACGCATTAACAGGGTTATCATAAAAACCTGTATTAATAACAGCGGTTGAGAATGTATTTAAGTTTGTAGCAATCAAGTCTGTTGATGCACCACGTTCTGCGTTTTGTGTTAGTGCTGTGCTGGATTGAGTACTAGATTTAGTAGCGAATGATACGGTAGATGATGCACCTGATTTAGTAAGTACTAAAGTATATGTAGAAGAATAGTCAGCCTGTTTAACATAGACCAGTGCTTCTGGTCCACGTGCTGTGCTGGTTGTAGTATCTTTAGCAACTATTTTGTTCTTATTTAGAATGAATGTTGTATCAGCAATAGAAACAGCAGACAGTTCCTTACTAGGGTCTGTAAGCCCTGATAGGTAAGAAGCAGCGTTGTTAGTAACTGTTTTAGCTGTACCGTCCTTGTCGAACACACGGATAGTTCCTGCTGTATCTACCACCATAGAGTATAGTTCGTTTTCATCTCTACGGATGGTATGAATAAAAGCTTTATCTAAGTTACTAATAACACCTAAGTCTGCAATATGTAGTGTAGGTGGACGTTTAGATAGTCCAGAAACAACACTAGACAATCCGTTTTCCTGTACCTCTGCTTGAGTAGACAAGCGTAGGGAAGGGGGCTGCTGTGATACTCCGTTAATTAGGTTAGGAATGGATTGACTAATTAGTGCCATTACATTGTTCTCCGTCCCTGCCTGTCAATGATGCTAAATGTATCATAGTTATCAAATATGTTATCATCGTCAGCAGATTTGTCAAATTCTCTTAGTTCCATTAAGGCACGATTTTCGTCCTTTTCATGGAAACCATGTAGGGTAGCTGAACCTACCACACGATCTTGAAAGATACGTGTAGCACGTAGTATCGTGTACATCTTTGCTACCTCAGGTACATCAGTAAATTCTAATTGAACCACTACATCTAGCCCAACATTTTTACCAATGTTAAACGTGTGGTTCTTTCTGTCATACATCTTTAGGCCACGTTGTACTAAGTTAGGACTGTTTGCCACTAGGGTTGCATCTGCTTTAAGAATGTTAGCAGGTAAAATAATTTCTCCATTAGTATCTTGTGAAAAATTCTTGTTTAATTCTGTGTTAAAGTGCCAGCCCATAGACTGTACTTCTCTGTCAACTGTGTTAAGGATAGTCTCTGCAATCTCTGCTTCAATCAAGCCAGAGGAAAGACTACTAACTGGTGCTTCGCCAATGGCAGAAAGCATTGTGTTGACTGCATCTAATTGTGTTGTTCCTGCCATGTCGTTTACCTATGATACCTGTGGACAGTTCCATCGTTTCATTGATGCTATTGCCCTGTCATTATTTTTAGCCCTTTTACGTACACCGTCCATACGCTTACAGAAGGAATTTTTACGTCCCTGTTCTTTATCTGATTTTGGGTTAGGTGCGGGGGCTTTTAGCTTAGAACCTGTTGCCTTGTTGTACTTAGCCCTACCTTTTGCAGTGAGTCCTGCGCCTTGTTTGGTAGAAAGTTTTTCACCCTTCTTTATTGATAAAGCTACACCTGTACTCATGGCTTTTTCTTCTTATACTTTATGGTAGCACCAGTCTTCTTAGCCGCAGCCTTAGCCTGTGCCATACCCTTTTTAGTATACTTATATTCTTTACCTGCTACATTTGGCATATCTATTTCCTATACTGTGCTGTTTTTTTAGCAATCTTGAGGGGTTGTCTTACAAACTGTTTACCTTGCTGCTTACCTTTTCGTTTCGCAGCAGTTGTAGCTGCGTACTCCGCAGCAGATAAGCTCTTTATTGCAGCAGAAGGTAGATATCTTTCGCCAGTAGCACTGGATTTCTTTCCAGACTTTGTTCGCCATTTCTGTTTTGTCCACTTCTTTAAACTTTCCTGAGGCTTTTTCACGATGTATAGCCCCCACCTGCTTTCTTATAACGTGTTGCTAGTAGTTGTGCTTTCCTAGCAGACCATTGGCCTGAGTTACCACCCTTACTTCCAGACTTAATACTGTTGAACATACGTTTACGCATGGTAGGTTTGGTGTAGTTACCTGCCTCGTTCACACGTGACTTCTTAATCTTTAGGTTTTTCATAACACCATCCAATAAAAAAAGGGAGTAGCCGTTAAGCTACCCCCAAGTTTATTAAACCTCAGACAGACCGATACAGGCGGCTGGACGCAGGACGTTATGCCCCATTGCGTATTTTGCCACCATCAATGTGCCTTGACGATTAATTTGGTATTCAGACTCCATGCCAAGGTCAAGAAGCTTGACAGTAGCAACAGCGTCTGGTGTGAAGACAAAGCCACGGAACTTAGAAGCAAGTGCCACCATGTCAGCACCGTCTACAGCAGCAGTCGGTAGGTCATAGTGTGTTGTGCGTCCAGAACCAGCAGTGTTTGCTAGGGGTGCATTGTCAGATGTCTTACCTTCGTTAGCATCGCTTGTGGTGAAGTTCACATACAGGTTAGATACTTTGGCGTGGTTTGACATGATGACAGGCATCCCAGCAATTGAAGGTACTGTGCCTGATGCAATTGAACCATTACCACCAAAGTCCTTGTTCATGTAGACAAGCTTGTTACCATCAGTTACGTCCAAGAGAGCGTAGTACTGATCTGGTGCAAGTACAACAACAGCACCATCAGTAGGTACGTTCTTGACTTCCATCTCTTTACGTGCGTCAAAGATAGCTTTAGCAAGCTTGGCAGCATCTGTTGAGTCAGCGGTAGCTGCACCAATGTTGACGTTATCTGTAAAGTCTTCTTCGGTAAAGGCTTTGTAGTCTTGAACAAGACCAGCAGCGCGAGTTGCGTTGGTAGACAAAGCAGCCTTCACAAGCATACGTGCTACGTTCTTGTCTGCCTCATTAGCTAGTGCGATACCAGCTTCCTTTGAGTAGATTGAACGTACATCGTAGTGGTTGATGGCTTCATCAATGTTAGCAATGAACTGGCTTGAGATTAGCAAGTCATCAATTGTGACGATGCGTTCACCTGCACGTAATTGTCCACCAGTAATTTCGTTTCCGGGGGTCAAGTATTCAGCAGATGCACGGCCTGTCATTGGGAATGATGCAGACTTACCTTTTGAGATTGTACGAGTGCGTACTTTGTCCATAAGGACTTTCTTTTCCTCAAAGGCTGTCAGGACTTCCCCTGCATACAGCTTGAGAAATAGGTCACGTACGTCACCTGTATTGTTATTCTGGCCTTGGAAGCTTACGCTATAGGCCGGATTTGAAGCAGCTTGTGCCATTTGTAATTACTCCTTAGTGAGTATAATGTTGAGTTAAGTACACTCTGCATTACACTACATCCTTTCTCCAAGATTGTCCCTCGCAAGGGGTCAGGGGTAATCGTTTGTTATGTTAGCTTCGTGTTAGTTAGAGTTAACAATCCTTTCTACACCCTACAGTGCGGATTGCACATTCCTGTAAGGTCTTGGGATGTGATCCCTTCTAGGCACACCGTAATGTAACTAGAAGGAAGGGGGATTTCTCCCCCAACCCCATGCAACAATGTTAGAACAGGCTGGAACGAGCCAACTTATCAGCGACTGCTTGCCTGTAGGCAGGGTCTTGCGCGTATTTGGGGTCACGCATAGCAGCAGTTAATTCTGCATTGCTATTGAACTTCCCACCTGACACTTCACCTGTCCCACCTTGAAGTAGGGAAGGTTCCGCATTAGTTCGATACCTTGCGCTTAGACCTTGGATGGCAAACTGAATTAGGTTTGCATCTTGCGTTTCCATTGTAGCATTAAAAGCATCAACCTCTGCCTCAGGAAGATTGTCTGCTGCCCACTGTACCATAGCAGAGTATTCCTCAGCACCCCCAACAAGGGACTGCATATTAGAAGTCATCTGAGCCGCAACAGCGTTCTGACCTTCAATCCATGAGTCAACCATAGCTTCTGGAAAGCCAGCTTCCTCTAGGGCTTGGTATGCTTCGTCTGATAGAGTTCCATTCTCTGCATACTCCTGTTGGAATACGTCAAAGTCTAGTCCTCTTTCATCAAGTAACTCAGAAACCTCGTTTGCTGTCTGACTAACATCTTCTGTCTGACTGTCTGCTTCTTGTTGAGCCTCAGCTTCTGAATTACTACCTAGTTTACCTTCTAGTGCAGAGTAGGCTTTAGCCATATCCTCTGGTGATTTGAACTTTTCAGGCAACCATTCTGGACGTTCAGGGTCTACTTGAGTACCCTCAACCTTAGCCAGCATAGCGTCAACATGTTGTCGTGACTCTGCTGGTTCTTCTTGATAAGTGTTTACGGCATCTGCCATGTGTTACTCCGTTTCTACTGCGCCTTTAGCTAGCTGTGGTGCAGCACCCTGTGCCATACCTGCTGCTGTTTGTTCTAACATTTGTTGTTGCATCATCTGCTGCTGCATCATCTGTTCTTGTTGCTTCTGTTCGTCTGACTTAATAAGTCCTGACGTATCAATGCCAAGAGATGCTGCAAGTCTGTCTATGTAATCACCAAGGTTCATCTCACTTTGGATAACTTCAGGACCAAGTGGCTGAAGATACTGTAAGAAAGCAGCAAGTTTGTTAAGGTCTTGCCCACGCCCTAAAGCCTCAATACCAGTTACGACAGTAGGTTTAACACTGTCCCTTGGCATCTTAGGCATCTTGCCCTGTGTCTCTAATGAGGTCAACAGCAAGTTAATCATAGGCAACTGAAACTCTTGTGATAGAACTGAGTACACGCCCCCAAGCGCAGTCTCTAGTTCTTGTGCCATAAAACGTACTTCTTCGGCTGTGACACGTTCAGCATTACGCTGTACAGCACTATTCAACAGGAAGGCCGCAGCCAATCTGTCGTTAATCATACGCATAGTTTCTAATGCAACACGAAAATCACCCGACTTCTGTACTTGCATAGCTGAGACATCATTAACATCACCAGTAACAAACGCACCATTAGGTGCTTTCGATAGCTGATTAGTCTTGGTTGTACCATTAGGACGTACCAAGAATAGTAGCTTTGCTGATGCGGCACTGCCTTCAACAATAGCCTTAGTTAGTGCTTCAAGACTACGTAAGTCTCCTAAATATTCTTCAATGAAGCCACGCCCATAGTCCTCACCATCAATACGGATAAACCGTAATGGGATAAAAGGATTGCGGTCTACTTTATAAGTACCCTTGGACTCCTCAATGGATATACCTGCTACCTCTTGTTCAGTTTCCCATCCTTTTTTAGTACGGCAAACCTTGGTATATAGGTGGTGGTTCTTCATTGGGGTATCACCTGCTGTAATGACAGCTTGTGCTGCCTCTGGCAACATAATACCCGCTACTGATTCTTTTGTAATAATTTCTAGCACGTTCCCCATCATGTCACGCTTAACTACGTAACGATCAGGACGATACACACGCATCTGTCCCTTTGGGTCTTTAAATAAAAGCGCATTACCTGATACAATGAGAAGCTTTAGTGCTTCAAACACAGGAACACGAACTGCTTTACCTTCAATTTCTGCCAAGGCTGCACGTTCAATACGTGCTAACCCTTCTTCTACCTGACCACGATTGTCACCTGCAAGTTCTTGCAAGTCAAAGTCATCAATAGTGAGGCGAAAGAAAGGTGTGTTAGGTGGTAGGAGAGCCATCAATAATTTTGATGCTAAATTGTTTACACCCCTAGCACCAATACCTTGATAGGGTGTAGCGTATGTTGAGGACGAATTGTGTCCTTCCTCTGGTAACAGAGTAGGGATAGTTAGTCTAGCTGCCTCTCGCCCTCGTTCAAGAAAGGTATCACGTTCACCTTCCAATTGGCTGTAGCGTTTAGCTACTGTACCTAGTTCCATTTCCATAGTCTAATCCTTACTTCGGTATATTTAAGCCAGAACCACCACTACCACCTACATCAACAGAAGCTGCTGGTTTTGCTACAAGTTGCTTCTTGCCTTTCTTTCTACGCCTACGCTGTACACCTTCTGTTTCTATTGCAGCTTGCATTTCTTCTTCTTGTTGCTTGGCTGCTGCTGTAGATGGTGTTGCCGCTGCTGCCTGTGCTACACCACGTGGACCACCACGTGCTTTTGCTTTACCACCTTTTACAGCATAACTTACTTTCTTTAGTGGTTTCTTAACAGCCCTCTCAATTTTCTTAACAGCCTTCTTAACTTGTCTAGCTGGCGCACCCATTTTACTGACCCCCTGTAGGAATTTGTAGACCAGAACCAGCACTAGCTGTCTGTGTTCCCATACTATCAATTACATCTGTACGTAGGGCTTTCTTACCCTTCTTTTTCTTTTGTCCTTCAATCTCTATATCTTCTTCTTGTAGTTCAAGGTCAGGAGTTTTAGCTACTGCTGTTGCTGGTCTTGCTGGGGCTGGTAAAGGCCGTGGCATCTTAGGAGAAAACAATCCACCCATATTTTAATCCTCATATTCTTCGTTGTATAATTCGTTTAACTTATTTACTACTGACTGTTGGCCTCTGAGAAACGCTAATTCCTCAGAGGTTACTTGTTCAAGTGGAAGCCTATTAGGATAAAGTTCCTGAAGTTGGTTTAGTAAAGCCGTAGTAATACCTAGTGTGTATCCAAGTACTTTCATTTTCTTTAACTTTCGCTAATAGGTACAGTTTAGACTATATGTCAACAAGTTCACAAGCACCAGCAGTGCAAGCTAACGTCTGACTACCACTTGTTGTATCCACTTTTTCGTACAACGACAAAGCTGACCAATCAATAGCATCAGGCATTTGTTCCTTGAGATCATCATATGTTTCCTTATCTATATCCTGATAGGGTGCTTGTGCATATGTGTGGTCACTATGAGGAAGGAACGAGATACCTGAACATATGTCAAAGTTCTCATAGACCCATGCACCCACTACCATCCACTCTGCATCTTTGACTGTGATAGTTACAGATGGTTTATGTTCACACCAGTGTAGCGCATAGTTCTTCCACAGTTCTAATTGTTCTACAGCAGTCATATCGTTACGAGTAACAGCACCAGAAGGTGACTTAGTAGGGAAGCTAAACACTGTAGTAGAGTCAGGCTTCATTACACAAGGTTCAGCAGGGATACCGCTGTCCTTCATAAACTGTGTCAGTGGGTCTTTGTTATCCCCACGTACAGTACGGATGTAGTACTCGCTGTGCCGTGCGTGAATACCTGATGCACTATCTACTAGCTGTGACACAGTACCAGAGGGTTTGACACAGGTGATAGCTGCACTGGCAGGAATACCAAGACGCTCTGCATAATCTGCATTAGTATCAATGGCAATTTGTTTCATCTTCTTTAACCATATTTTACTATCAGAGGTCTTAGACAGTAAGTAGTTATCCATAATTCCTGTTAGTGATACACCAAGCAGTCGTTCTTCTTCTGTGTTTTTCTGCCAAATATTACGTAAGTAAGGCATCTTAGTAAAGGTAGACTGTGCTGTGCCAAGGATGGTAGCTAGGCGTACCTTACGTGTTAAACTATCTAGGTCATCACCCTGCCTAACAACAACCTCTGTTAGATTACAGAATTGGTAAGGACGTAGGATAATCTCAGAACAAGGGTTGGTTCCCCACTCATGTCCTGTCTCTCTACGCCCATTCATTTCTACATGCTTGTCTGCTGCTGTACGTGAGAAGATGCCACGTTCACCAGACTTAGATTCAACTAGTGACAACCACTCACGCATGAACCCTTCCATGTCAGGCTTGTCTGTGTAGGCTACAGAGTTATTAGCCAACGCACGTTGACCCTCGTTCTCCCACCACTGACCTGACTTAGCATGTGCCATGCGTCCATCACTAAGGTTAGATAGGCTAATCATAGCTGAACGGCGTACACCACCTACTACTACCACTTCACCAATCTTACACATGATATCGTGACACTCAATGCTAGTTAGCTTACGTCCTGCTGCACCTTTAAACTTGTCTACCACAAAGTTAAACAAGTCGTTCAATGGTTCTGGTCCACTAGCTCTACCACCAAAAGTTTTAAGCCTAGCACCTGCTGGACGAATAGCAGACAAGTCCCACTTAGGGATAATACCTGAGTACAATGTAGAGATGAGAGAGTGTAGTGCAGTGGCCCAACCCTCTTTACTATCTTTAACTGTGATGGGTGGATTACCATACTCAAGTTGATTAGGTACTTCAGGTAACTTAGTAATAGACTGACGCTCTACTGAGAAGCCTACACCTGTACCACATAATAGAATAAACATAGCCTCATCAAAGGCACGGATGTGGTCTACTGGCAGGTAGCTACAGTTGTAGATACAGGTGTTATCACGGTCTGCTGCCACACCTGCTGTCATCAATGCCCTCATGGAAGGCATGACCTCAAGGCTGATGATAGCTTCTTCAATCTCTTCTAAGTCTTTAGCTGGTAGACCAGTGGTAGCAATATAATTGATGTATCGTTGCACTGTCTCAGGCCAAGTCTCTCGCCTGTTCTCATCCTCTAACCATCGTGCATACCTGCTAGTAGCAATGAATGTCTGATAGTCTGTTGGTAGGTAATTGCTACTCATCTATTGTCTCCCTCTCCGTGTAGTGTTCCAGCCTCTTGTCGTTTCTTTAGTTTCTCTGCGTTCATCTCTGCAATAGTCTGTAGTGACAGGCCACAGTCATGGGCTAGTGCTGCTAACATCCATAGTACGTCACCCATTTCTGCTGCAATAGCTTGCTTCTGATCCTGCATTGGTATCTCATCACGCATCATCTTAGCAATCTTACCTGCTACCTCACCCGCCTCTTCAGCAAGACCTAAAGCTGCATAGGATACAGCATACTTCTTAGGGTACACGGCTGTCTTCAACGCACCTATCTGATACTCGTAGAAGTTCATCATTCTTCACCTACCTCTTCACCATCACTTTTAATTACATACACATTATCTACATAGTTAAACCCTGCACTTTGTAAGAATGATTTGAAATGGTAGAGGTAATCATGTAGATTACCCTCAGTTACAAACATCTGATGAGAGCTTGTTGTTTTATTTCCGTCTTCATCATAAGTCTCTGCTGTGAACTTTACAATGTCTGGATGTAATTCAGTACTCATTACCAGTTTACTCCCTTTGTTTTTTCTAGCAACTCAATCATCTTCTTGAGATACCATGCAGCTTTTTCAGCATCCTGAATAGGATTACTCTTGTTCATCAAACGATGTCCTGTGTACTTGATTATTTGTGCCTGTGCTACAAAGATAGCGTTGTACTCACCAACTACATCTACAATATAATCCCAAGTTTCTATGTCACCTTGAGTGTAGTGGGCAGGACTGTTTACCATGTCCCTATCCTCTTTTTTCCACTTGGGTTCTAACTCTGCTGCTTTAGATTTCATGTATTGTTCATGCCCTAGCGGGATACCAAATGTGGTTGCCATAGCTTTACCTCTCCTGTGTCTGTATCATATTCACCATTACGTAGTATACGTGCTAGTCGTGCGTTCTCTAGTGCTACTTCTTCAGATAAACCTTTAGCCTTAAACGCAGCAACCACTTTATCCCAGCCACAACCATTAGACAAAAGTTTATTAGCAGTCTTGGGACCAACAGTTGGACAGCCGCTATAGTTATCTGTACTGTCACCAACCAGAGTTTGGTAGGCGAGATTGTAGTCAGCTTCTTCTTCAGTGATCGTAGCAACCTCACCGTTAAGCCAATGCCTTGCTGGCACAGTGAGTAGGTCTTTGTCTTCAGACCAGATAATAGTGTCAGGGTTTGATGTACCCAATATTCCAAGAACATCATCAGCTTCTAATCCTTTATATATAATTGTGTTATACTTACTCATCATATATTCCCTAGCATACGGAAGTAGCATAGGCTTACGAGTTTTCTTACGGTTAGCTTTGTAGTAAGGTGCAACCTTCTTACGATAGTTATCGCTGTCTGATAAAGCAACAATGCAATCCTGCACAGGTGCTTCATCTGTTAGCTTAGTGATCTGGTCAGAGATACGTATGGCTACGTCATCTTCAAAGCAATGTAATGTCCAATGACCATCACCCCAATTCACTGGTGTTTCGGCAGACATAGCTGCCTTGTAAGCAATGATGTCTCCATCAATAAGCAGTAGGGTCATCGTGTATATCCTTCTCTTTTTCCTGTTTACGTAGGATGCGTAGTCCTGTCTGTACCTGCACGTAGTCTAAGTATGCCTCAACAATCCACTTGATGCTGAGACAAATACTGACACTAAGAAAGGAACAGGTTAGTAGCAGCTTCCATACAAAATCAAAGTCCATTTAACTTCTCCTCTACTTGTACTAATACCTGTCTTGCTTGTGCTTTCTTTAGCTTAAACCATTCGTTCCTACGATCACTAGCCATGCCATCTGCTATCTGATGTGCGATAGCCTCAGCCTTACGTCTGTCGTTAGTGCTGATAGTGGCTACTACCTCGTAGTCACGGAAGGGGCTGCTTGTCTGGTAGCCGTTGCACCTATCGTCAGCATCAACAGCCATACCAATCTTAACCCACTTAGGCCACGCTGGATTGGTAATGATGTAGACCATGCCCTCAGTACTACGTTCATAGTTCTCAAGACTAGAGAAGGCTGCATCATTGAAAGATTTATAACGTCCTGCTTTGTGTAATGGATGTTTCTTAGAAATTTCTTTACCATTCACATACATTCTGTTGGCATCACGCTTTCTAACTGCTTCTGGATTATCCTTATAGAAGAAAGGTCTGCCTGTCTTTGGGTTAATGCGTGTCTGACCAGTTGCGTCCGTACTTGTACTCACTGTCGAGTCTACATCTGAATCCGTAGTGGTGTTCGACATCTCGCATACACTGTTGAATAAGTCTTCCTGTCTCATCTTCTTGACCTTCCTTTACTACTAGTTGAACTTCATCATGTACAAACGCTACGATAGTAGCATCTAGTCCTGCCTTCTTGATAGCATCAGCTATGAATACGTACCAAGTCTTACATAAGATTGCACCACAACCTTGAAGCAAACTGTTGAGTGCTGCGTGGCTGTGTCGGATAGGTGTGTGCCTACCATCTAGTCCCTTGATGTAACCACGATCATCTGCTGCTTGGGATACTGCATCCTTCAGCTTCTTGAGTGCAGGTAGCTGGCTAAGAAACTTCTTCTTAATACGCTTACCTTCCTTCGCACCCTTGCCTATGATCTTACCAATCTTCTCATCACCTGCACCATACAAGAATCCATAGATGAATGTCTTGGCATTGGAACGTGTGGGAAGACCAGCAGCTTCTTGGTTAGTGGTATGTACGTCACCGTCTAACACTACGTTAGCATAGTTACCGTCATCATACCTAGCCATATAGTGTGCTAGGCAGCGTAGTTCCAAACCTGATGCGTCAGCACCTAACAGGCTGTAGCCCTTGGGTGCAACGAATAAGGAACGACACTCCTTGCCATAGGCTGCACCAACGCTGGGTACCTGCCCAAGGTTGGGGTTGGCGTGGGTACACCTAGATGTGACAGCACCCATATGGTTTACTCTACCATGTAGTCTGCCGTTCTCCTCTAGCTTGAGCCATGCCTGTTTGCCAGTAGCTAGTTGGCCTATGCGTTTGTTTAGTAGTAAGTATTCCTGTAGCAGTCTAGCCTCTGGCATGTCAATGCTTTCCAGCACTGTCTCATCTACCTTAGGCTCACCACTGTCAGTGAATACTGTAGGCTCCCACCCTCGCTTGATCAGTCGGTCAGCAATCTGCTGCCGTGATGCAGGGTTGAATGGGATGGTCTTAGTCTTTGTCTTTAACTCAATGATGGTAGGCTCAAACGTGTCTACCAACTGTTGTTCGATGTCAGCCTTGCGTCCAGCTAGGCTAGCATACAGTTCTTGTGCAGCCTCAACATCAAAGTCAAAGCCTCTTTCCTCTTGTCCTATCAGCAGCGTGTGGATTACTTGTTCAAGATGTAACGCATCGCTGCTAAAATTTTTGCTGAGAATTTTCTCGTATAGTTTCTGCGTAACCTTTGTGTCTTGGATGCAGTACTCCAACATTTCGGTGGTGTATGCTGCAAAGCTTTCGCTATGATTATTGAAGTCACCTTTTAATTCTCCTAGCCTTACGCCCCAAGCCTTCAAGCTATGACTACCAATGATGTTAGCAGGGAACTTACCCTTGCTGTACATAGTGAAGTCTAGTTCTTTTAGGTGAGGCCAGATTGTCCTAGAGTATACCAACGTATCTACTACCTTACCTTTGAAGGTAAAGTCGTGTAGCTTCTTCATCACACGCAAGTCGTAGTCGATGATGTTGTGACCAATCAAGGTCTTTGCATTGTCCATAAACTCCAATGCTTCTTGCGTCTGTGTTGGGTCAAAGGTGTGTACCTCATCAGTGTGTACATCCCTGAAGACATGACACCAAACTTGTGTCACCTCTTTAAGTAGATGGTCTGCTTCTAAGTCCCATATGTATTCCATACTGTGTCTCCGCACTAGTTAAAATTCTACGTCTGGTTCTTCCTCATCATCAAAGAATACTTCAACCATACGTCCACTGTCCTTAATGTATTGAAGGCTGTTGCATAGGCCAGTCTCACCTGACCATCTGTTCTTCAACACCCTGACGTTGCTTATGTCTGGACGTTCCTTGTCTTGCTGGTTCCTTTCCAATCCAATCACGATGTCACTAAGCTGACCGATTGCAGCACTGCCACGTAGTTGTGACATGCTAGTCTGTGCGCCATCCTCATGTCCTCTGTCACCAGACGGACGCTTGAGGTGTGAGATAAGTATCATACCACAGTTAAGTTCCTCAACAAGAGAACGCATAGCTGTCATAGTGTTGTCAATGATACGTCTTTCATCTCCACCTTCTAGCCCACTAACAACGATACTGATATGATCAAGTACAATAAAATCGCAACCACAACCACGAACAAGGTAGCGTATCTTGGATAGCAGGTTGTCACTATCAGTACTGCCCCAATGATCATAGAGATATACTCTACCTGAACCAACTGTTGCATCAAAGGCATCACGTAACTCCTTGTCATTGATATCTAGTTCACCTAGATGCAAAGGCTTGTTGAGTTCGATTGACATAAGACCTAAGGCAGTACGCTTGACGTTCTCCTCTAGTGCTATGTAACCCACTGTCTGACCTGACTGGATAAGACCATGTGCTAACTCACGTGCTAGCTGTGACTTCCCAATTCCCGATCCTGCTGTCAGCGTTACGATCTCACCCTTGCGACAACCACCTACCTTCTCATTCATGCCTGAGTAGGGGTAAGGTATAGACACACGATCATCCACTGCTGTCACCACATCCCACAAGTCAGTACCAGCTACGATACCGTCAGGTCTGTAGGTCTTAGCACCCCACACTGCCCTGATTACTTCCTCAGTTCTACCAGCCTGTAACATTTCGCTGGCATCCTTGAGGGGTAGGCTGGCAATGCTTGCCTTGTCTGGTGGTAGTATCTTGGCACACTCAATAGCTGCTGCCTGTCCTACCTCATCCTGATCAAACATAAGGATGATCTTGTCGTACTTGCATAGCCATTCGATTGACTTGGCTATTGCTTTCTTTGCACCTGCTGCACCATTTGGTACACTGACCACACTATATTTGTTGTCAAAAATTTGACTGACTGATAGTGCGTCCACCTCACCCTCGACAATGGTAATCATCTTACCACCATCACGGCATAGGTGTTGACCATACAGGCCAGCATCCTTGAGGCTACCAATAACAGTGAAGTCCTTGTTAGGGTGGCGTACCTTCTGTGCTACAACGTGGTTGTCCTTGTTGTAGTAGTTGGCTACTTGTACCTTCTTACCGTGGTACTCAGCTACACCGTAGCCCCAATGCTTTAGTGTCTTCTCTGTTAGCTTGCGCTTGGCTAGCTGTGTAGGTATAGGCTGCAAGAACTTAGTGTCAATGCTAACCGTATCTCGTACTGGTTCCATACTATTTCCTTCTGCTGGTGTAAACTTCTCACACGCAAAGCAGTAGTGATTGCCAGAACTATACAACGCATTGGCATCACTACTGCCACAAGATTCACAGGCTTCATGCCTGATGAATGTACTGTTATCTTCCATTACCCAAGCCATGTCTTAGGGTTTGTACTGTGTTCTCAAGTCCGTGTACTATCTCCATGATTAGTTCATCATCATACTTGATGTCATCAGATAGCATAGCATGTGCCATGTCGTAATAGCTTACATGTTCTGCTAGTTCATGCTGGTCTACATAGACTGATACACTCAGCCCATAAGCACCGAACTCAGTGTTCATATCTACTTCAGATACCCATTCTTCCTTTACATCAATGACACTCATAACCACTCCTTAGGTATAGTTCCTTCTGCCCAGACAAAACCTTGTCGGTCTGCCCACTCTCCGCAAGTCATCTTAGACCCATCCTTTCTTTTCTTAGCACCCTGAATAGTAGCACTGGCTTTCTGAAAGACAAAGCGTACATCCAAGTCAGGATACTGTGCCTTGATTGCCTTCATCTTGCGTTGGCTATCCTGTCTTAGATAACCTTTCAGTTCTACTATCATTGTGCCTACTGATAAGTCAGGGATGTAGTGACGTTCCACATAGTAAGCCAGCTTCTCTGGCTCATACACATAAGGAACGCCACGTTCATCTAGGTCTGCAATGACCCTTGCCTCAAAAGTCCCCTTCGTCATCGGCAGTACCAGCAGTAGGTTCATCATCGAACATGTCATTACTGTTGTCCTTGGCTACAGCCTGTGCAACATACCCATCTTCCTCATCAAAGATAGATGCTGGCGCACCATACTCTACCAAGTCAATGACCTGCATTGCCTTCAGTCGTAGTGATACACCTACCTGCTTGGTTGACTGCATCACATAGGGGAATGGCTCGACAGCAATCTTAACTGTTGATCCATTGCCGACAGCAATAGACTTATCCATCGGTGTCTTCTTGGCATCCACCACTGATGGCTTCTGTGTGTATGTCTCGCCTGACTTAGACTTGATACGTGCCTTCAGCTTAGACTTGAACACTAGGTTGCCAGTCTCATCACCGTTGTCGTCTAGTTCCTTGCTGTAGGGTGTAGCTGTGGACAGGACTGCCTTGAGTTTCGGGTTGTCCTTGACAGCCTCTTGGAATTTAGTCTGGATAATTCCATCAAGCTGTTCACACACTGCTGCTGCTTCTGCCTCAGGTACGATGACCTGTGTTGAGTACTCTCCCTCTGGTACGAACCGTGTATCAGGGTCAAATACTTTTGCCCATTGGGCTTTGCCTTTAATGATAATCACTATCACTTCTCCTTAGTTGTTAAAGTTAGTTAGGCTATAGGTACAGGTTAGAACTAGGCAAAAAAGTATTGTGATTTCAATACGTTGTTGATGTCTAAACTACCCTTCTTTGGTGGTGTTGGAACGTCCTCAGTTCCAAGTGTGACAATAGCATGTTGTCTTAGCATTGTCAACACATCATGTTCAGTATACATCTGAACAAACTCTTGTCTCAATACATCAGACAGCCTTGGCATCTCGCTACTGTGTGTACCATAGCTGTCGTGTACCATGGCAAAGTGTCTGATACCCTGCTGCTTGCAGGTATTGATAGTCTTAGTCATAGCTGCTGCATCCATAGAGTGGATGAAGTTAGGGCTAGCACCTGAACCAGTACGCCGCTTGCTTACTTGGTTAGGTATATCTCTGTTGAGTACTAGCTGTATTGTGTTACCATTAATTAGGCTAGTGATCCTACGTTTCTCTACGTCATTGTAATTCTGCATGACCAGCCAGTTGGTTGGTGTTACCCATTCCATGTGCTTGTTATGACTGGCGTAGACAGCACCGACATCCTTAACGTAGTCCATGACTTGTCGTGCTGCTGTAATCACACCGTTGATTGCATCCCACACATGTCTAGCTAGGTAGATGGTAGCATCAAATAGGTCATCACCAAATATATCTGGTGTTCCCTTCTCAATCTTATCACGCATAGCTTCCTCAATGTAGGTACGACATGAGTGTATCGTGCCACTGTATGGTACAATCATCACTGACCGTTTAGTTAGAGACCTGTCGATGTCAAACTCTATAAATTTTTTCGCTAGAATTTCGCCTTGGTCTGCATCCTTGGTGATGTTACGCATGGCTTCCTCTGCTACCTCAGTGTAGATGTCTTGAGGTATATCAGATGCTAGTAGGTTGGTTGCCCTACCACCACGTTCATCACGTAGGATAGCTGATAGATGTTGCAGTCCGTTACAGCTTCCGTCAGCAGACACAGGTAGGTTGGACATATACCCCCAGCCATGCTTGACTAGGCCAGCAAACTCTAAGCACCACCCAAGAAACTGAAAGGGTTTGTCTGCATCCAGCCACCAGTTGTTGTCGTATGGGTTGTCAGCCACACGCTTAACCTCATCTGCTATATCCCACGCCCAACCCTCACGCTGGTCTAGTGTGATCTTGTCGTTGCCGTATAGGTTAGCACCATGAATACACAACCATCGTGCGTCATCCCAATTGTTGATGGCCTTGTCTACCTTGAAGGTCATCAATCCCTTACTCCAGTCTGCTGCCTGTGGTGACAGGAATGTGCTGGCTGGATACTTGCGAGAACGAAAGTCATTCTGCCATACATAATAGAACTCATCGTACTTGCTGTATTGTTCAGCTATCTGTAGTGTGCGTTCCACTTGTATGCGCTTGCTTACAGTCTTGTTGTTGTAGGTATACACCTCGTTACGTTTCTTACTCCAGTCCTTGAACAGCTTGCGTTCTGCCTCATCCATGGCTGCTGGTTCTTTGTTGAATGGGTAGCTAGGTAGTGGCCTGTCCTCTCTGGCTGGTAGTCCTGCCCACTCTTGTCCACTGTCCCACATGTTACGGATGATCTCAAGCACTGGCCTGTTGATCTGCCATGGTGTGTGTTGCAGTGTGTTCAAGCAGTCGAACTCTTGGGATAGGTCACGCTGTTTCAGCTTGGTCATGTGTGCCTTCATACTATCCTCTCCTGATTATACTTAATGGGTCTAAGAAATCTGCGTAGTATCCACCCCCCTCTGTGTCTGTCCAGTCCTTGGGTGGTACGATACATGGTGTCCATCGTGGTCTTGATACTTCCATGTGTGAATTAAATGCCTTGACCCATTCCTCTGTGATGGGTGTTGCCCTAAGATAAGTAGTCGTTTTATTTCTGCTAGTCGATAGCCTTTCCAGTCTGACTAGCCCTGTGTTCTTGATGATTACATCAACCAGCTTCATGCCTACATGGATACGTTGATCACCTGTCCATGCTAGATGTTTGTATCCATCCTTGTTCATCTTGTTAGTCAGGCCGTAGCGTCTAGCTGTCGTACCCTTCTCGTTGGCCTTCTTGATTGTGTTCCTTGCTACATCTCCCTCTGCTTCGATCCACTTCTCTAGCCTGTCTTGCATCTCTATGTTGACACCAATATTCTTTGCTACTTTAACCAAGGCTTGAGCCTTGCTGATGCCATCAACCATAGAGACTAGGGCTATGTATGCTACAGCGTCAGGCTTCATGCCTTGCAGCTTCTTGTAGGCCACATCCCTGTTGCTGGTGGGTGTGTCTTGTACTTGCTTTACCCCTTCAGCTACTGAGCCTACCACTGTGGCAATCATAGTCCTGCCATGCAGTGTGCGTGTCTCTTTACCCTTGCCTACTGCCTCATCTATCACACGCCTGAACCTGTTGATGCCAGCGTCCAGCATTTCTCGTTCTAATTCAAGCTGTTGTTCTAAACTGTACCCCATAGCCACACCCCTGTTACATGTATAGTATTACTGATAGGATTGGTACGCCTATGATTAAACCAAACAAACAAGCAAGCTGCATACCTAACCACGATTCATTGTCGTTGATAGTAGCTAGCATACCTGATAGCATAACCAGACTAAGCATACCCCAAACAAAACCTTCCATCATACCTCACCATAGTTATGTAGCATCCATCGTTCATGTGATGTTTCTTGTATAGCTACTGGTTCCTCTGCCCACTGCATCTCACACTCATGGCAGTAATACTCTATCATACCATCGACTGCGTATAGTGCCTCTGCCACACCATCCCCACACATCTCGCATTGCTTAAAGCCTATCGACATCTTGCTTATCCTCTCTTACTCTTTGCATCTTACCCTCAACATACCCATGCCTAAACTTGATATGATACTGAGCCTGATCATTCTTATCATACTGGTTGTCGTACTTCACAGCGTGATAGCCGTTGTGATATCCCATGATATAGGCATCATCGTACTTGTTGCGTGTTAGCTGGTGCTTGTAGTTAATCACTGCAAATCTCCTCTGTTTCAAACTCAGCACTACCAAAATCAAACATACCTGCTGCTGTTATTTCGGCTTCTGTCTCATTCTCTTCTTCAACTAATATTGTTGATGTGATTGTCACTAAATAACTAGGCATCGTCAATCTCCCTAAACAAATCTTCTGGATAATTACTTTTCAATACCCCTGCCCTGCGATACAGGCTAGCAAGGAATGTTAGCTTGTCGGCTTCATCTTGTATGATGTTCATATCATACTCAACCATTAATTTAAACTCTTGTATAGTAACTACATCAATTAATACCCTACTCATTGTGCTACCCCTTCTTCTTGATTGCATCACTGCCTTATGTACTGGTGTTATCTTCATTGTCTACCACCAGACTTACCACGTTATCATTACTACTGTCAAGCTCTATCTCATAATGATTAAGAAAGATAGAAAACTCACCATCATAGGCATCATGGATCACCTGAAAATACTCATCCAGATTATCGGTATGGAATGGCTTGCCTTGTGTGACGTAGCTGTTGCCCCTGTCATCATAGGCTTTCAGTAGTGTGATGGAATGTTCACCATCTATGTAAGCTAGTGATAGCATGTAGTCATTGCCTACATCATCCATTAGGTATAGGTGTAGTTGTTTATCCATTGTGTTGTTCCCTTACAAATAGTTCATGTGGTATCTTATCCCACTCACTGCGTCTGATCTTCCACTTGTCATGCTGTACTGGTGTGCATAGTCTTACCCACTTCCAGCCTACGTTAACCCATACAAGGCGAGTGCCACACACAGGCCAGCGTGAATCGTATAGGTCACACCTATATAGCTTGGCATTTGCCCATGTTTTTTCTGGTGGTCTAGGTGTTATCATTGTCAAGCCCTCTCAAAACAGTGGTTCATATGTTGCGCCATCATTATGCCTAGCCTTTAGACCTGATAGCTGTTGCCTCATGTTTACTACATCCTGTGATGCCATGCCTTCCCACTCAGCATCTTCTATCTGGACTTGCAATGCCTTCATCTTGGTTAGAATACTAGCAAGCCTTGCGTCTTGTGTTATGTCTGGATAGGCCGTGTCTATGTACATACCCATGACTAGCCCCCCTTCTTGTCTAGTGCTATGTCTGCCAGCTTGTCGGCTGCGTAGCTTGCTTCTTCTTGTGTTAGGTACTCAATCAGTACGTCAAAGATTTCGTTTGTTAAGTCTGTTTTGTTTTGTGAAACTACCTGTTGCATGGTGTTGTATTCTCTTTCTGTTGTTGTTGTGTTATCTAGTAGACGATTGATACCATCATATTATTGTAGCGTCAATCGTTTTTTTTTTTATTTTGCCTCCACTCGCATGGCATGTGCGATATGTTCCAGTTCTGTTACATCATACCAGCGTTGGTCATTAAGAGGATGAAGCAATCTCTTGTTACCTTCAAAGGTGGCAAGGCATGGCTTGTGCTTATGTTGGACGATGTGCAAGTTACTCTTTCCCATTACACGCAGCAACGTGTTGAGCCTTTCGCGTGTCGTTACTGTGTTCCATCCTGCCAAGGTTATATGGACAGCCTTGGATCGTTTGACATTATAGCCACCTTCAGTTGGTTGTAGACAGGCGATGCTATTACCATGTAACTGCATGTAGAAGGCTTCGCTTGTCGTTGTCTCACCTGTTTTGTTGTTAGTCTCAACAAATCCAGTGCGTGTGATTTCTGTGTTCTTACCTGTTCTTTTCACGATACGATCAAGAAAGGCGAAAGCTGAATATTTACTGACTTGTCTCATTATACTATATCCCTGATTGCTAGTTTGATTGAACGCTTGTTGAACTTTGCACCATCCGGCGTAGTATTGTCAAGCCACTTTGCACATAATAATTTATGACCGTTGATATATCCTAATTCATTCACGGCACGATATGCCATCCGATACAATTCTTCATCATTGTTAATCCAAAGTGATACGTTCCATGCGTTCCATGATGGATAACCGTTGTAACCTTTTGCCATTGTCTTATTCTCCCTTGAAATAGTCGTTACAGATTGCAGCAATCATGCTAGCTAGATACAAGGCAAAGCCTGTTGTGCCTAGCACGAATGTAAATACGATAATAAAGTCTAACATGTCAAGCCCTTTTGTTGGTGGTGGTGATAGCTAAGGGTCTACCACCACCCGAATAGATTGTCAACTACGCTACGTTTGTTATATCTTGGCTGCCACCAAACTTGCGATTAGCCAAGGCTGGTAGTGATAGGTAGTGTGATTGCTTACCGAAATGCAAGCCCATAAACGTGCTACCCTTGCCGACACCAAAGCGGTTCTTTGCTACTCTTGGACGATACCCATAAACTGCTAGTGTCTTACCCATGATTTTAAATGTTTTGGTTTTCATTTGTTTATCTTTCTTTTGTTTGTTTCGATTGTTAAAGACTAGTGTATTCTGTTTAGGTTGTCAAACTCTTTTTTAGAATGGGCTAGCAAGGTTGAACGTATCTCTTTTGCGCTTTCTTTTGCCCTATCAAGATTGTCTGCCTTGGCAGTGCGTCCTTTGATGCTTAGAGTTAAGCACAAAGCAAAATGTATAGCAACAACAAAATGCAAAAAAATAGATAAAAAATGATAAGTAGTTGAAAAAATTAGAAAGAAAGTTTGATAGTGTTAAAAATTGTTTCGCATATAATAAGTATAGCAAAAAAATAGATAGAGAGAGACACAAACATGTTGCACAAATGTCACACATGTTGCACATCTGCAACACTCAGGCGTCATATGTTTGACACTGTTGTCAAATGTTTGACATTGACAAACCATGGTGAAGTGTGTTATACTAAAAGGTTGCGCGTGTCGAGGGGGTGTCACGCGTTCTATCCTATTATATACCCCCTCAGATTTTTTAGCAAAATTTAAATCTCTAGTGATCCTTTAATAGTACACTTGTAGTCCACTGTCTTCCAATGTCCGTCAGGAAGTATATCCTCATGTACTACTTTCATTTTAATACATTCTTGTTTATCTTCAAACCACTGTATATCTTGTGTTAAACATCCGTTATCCATACACACAGTTAATAATAGTGTCCATATTACTTCCATATCTTTGCCTTATTCTTTTAGCACGGTTGTGTTACTCCTCTATTAGAATAACTACAACGTCTGTGTTACACAAAGCATAACATAGTAAAGGTATAGTTAAACATATTTTAACATATACCTATACTATACTATGTAACAGGGGTCTAGCCTAAGAGGTACAGGTTAGAAAAACCCTAAGGATTCTCTAGGTTTATTTCCAAAGTTAAAACCATCCATAAACTTGTCTAGTTCTTCCTCAAGTAATTCTTCTTTTCTTGTTCGTATCTCTGTATCTGCATCAGCAGCCATCTGGTCTGACCAGTACTGCACTGCCATAGCAAGTACGTCAAGTCTATCGTCATGTGCTAATGCCCCTCTTTGTTTTGTTATACGTGTCATCTGATAGGCTAGCATATACTTAGCAGCCTTATCTGGTGGCATGTGTTGAGTACTATCATAGTCCTTTTGTATTACCTTAGGGTCTACCACCAGCCTGTGCTGGTTCATAACAGGCTCTAGGGTATCTATTATTCTGTGTTCCTTCTGCTTACTATGTCTAACTTCTTCCATCGTCACAGGATAGGTCTTTAGTAAGTAAGGCTTTAGCAGTTCAGTAAACATACCATCACCAAAGTTACTCTCAACCAACACCATGTTTACCTGATGTATCTTAGCCAAGTCTGTTAGATGTTGCAGCGTACTATTACTATAGCCACCCTCAACACCACCACAGTCAACCACGTGTAGGAAACCGTTTAACATCTTAACAACAGCGTATGCTGTCTCGTCAGAGCCTCTACCAGAGGGGTCAATGGCTAAAACACTACCAGTGTAGTTAGCCCTGCCTATGGTGTCCTCAGGGGCGTAGAACTTGTCCCCTGCTAGTCCTACATTGGGCAGTTCGTTAAGAGGCTTAAAGATACCATACACTAGTTTTTCAGGTGCAGTATCTTTATCACAGGAGTAGATCATTAAGTCACTTAGTTTAAGGGGGTATTTGTTTGCATCAGATAGTGAAGTATCCAACATAAATTGCAAAGCAAAGCCACTTCTACCATAACTTAGTTCTCTTTCTAGTAAGTCTGTGTCATCAAATCGTTTAGGGTCTGTAGGAAGCCCATACACGGCCTCTAGGTTAGTTTGCATAGAATCATACAGGAGAGGAGCCAACCTACCCCCATAAGCCTTCTCTGCGCGTTCTAGGCTAGGGTATCTAGCAGGCCATACTCTCATCTCGTATCCACGTGCTAGTAGGGCATTGTATAGAGACATCTCATTCTGTGGTGTACCAAGGTATATAATCTTACCATCAGGCTTTAAAACAGCGTCAAACTCTTTAACAGTCTCCCCAAGCTTTTCTCGCATCATATGTGTCATAGAGTTATTAGGGACTTCTACGTCATCAGCAATGATTATGTCTGCACGGCTACCTGTAAGCTGTCCTGTGACTCCTACAGACTTCACTGAGGGGCTACCAGAGGCTTTAGCAGGTGCTACGTCAAAGGCTATCTTAGACCATCTCTGGCCCTCTCTAGCAACCAGATGCTGGCATATAGGGAGTTCCATGATGATACGCTGAGTAAATGTAGAGAAGTCATCAGCACGTGCCTTAGACGCTGACACAACCATAAACTTTAGCTGTGGGTCTAGGAGTAGTTGATGTACTACGTAAGCAGCAGTGATGTAGGACTTACCTACACCACGGAAAGCCTCAATGATACAACGCTTGGGGCTATCCTGAAGATAGTGTGCTATGTCATATTGTATCTCAGTAGGCTCAGGTAGACCTAAATGCTGCCATACAAGGTATGTAAAGTTTCTAAAGTCTTTAAGTTGTTCTGGTACATTAACCATTATCTATTCCCAAGTACAAACTTTATTTTTTCTATGTCTATTTCTAACTGGTGTACTTTTTCAATAGTATCTTGTACATTCTTAGGTGGCTGAAAAGCATCAATCCACTGATCGTTTTCTTCTACTTCAGCCATAGCTAATTCAAGATTGTGTTCTAAAAAAGAAATTCGCTCTGTCAACCCGAAATAAACCCAAACTGATACGGCTGTAAAGGCAATCATACTAATTAAGTTGCGTAGGGGTATGGTAACTTCTGAACTTTCATTTAACTTGTGGGCTACCTGTTTCATTGTAGCTGTTCTCCAACCTCAAACGGTAGGTCTTGTAGAAGGTTAGCCATAGGACTTTCTGCTGTAATTACATCAAGAGAAGCACCATTGTCTTTAAGAAACTTGACAGCTACTGACAGTTCACTTGCAGTTGCTTCTCCACTCTGTACTCGCATAAGCAGTTCTTTAGTGACTGCATCATGCAAGGTATCCATCAGTTCTTTTTCTGTCATTTTGGTTTTCTTCCCATAGTCTTTCCTATGCTTTTAAAACCTCTAATAGTTCCCTTAATAGCTTTACTAGCATAGTAACCACCAGCAGTTAAACCAGCACCAGCCATACCCTGTGATAAAGTATTAGCTATGTTATAAGCTGTATCACCATCAAGCATTACTTTTTTTTTATACTTATTAGTATTTTTAGGTTTTGTAGGTATCTTCATTACTTTTTTCCAAACATTTTAGTTGCACCCTTAATACCAAAGCTAGCTGATACGATAATACCTAAGGTATAACGATACCAGTCAGGTGTCATAGACAAAGCCTCAAAGCCTCGTTCTACGTACTCCACGGTAAAGGGCAAGAAACAAAGTAGCAAGGGTATGCTGAACAAAATTGTTAAATACTCATCCTTCCAGCTATCCTTTGCACCATCTATTGCTGCCTTATCCCAGTCAATCTCACCAGAAATCTTCTTCTCCATAAGAGAGGTTTCTGCTTCTATCTTAACTAACTTCTGCTTTGCTTTGGCTTTCTTTGTCTCAACAAAGCCTTCCACGGCACTGCTGGCTACGCCAAACAATCCCTGTAGTAGTACACTCATCATAACTGTTGTCCTAATACTTTAAACATAACTCATCGCTTTCGCTACAGAAACCATAACGGTTATAAAAAGACCTATGGCTATTATTAGGATAGCAGTAACTAACACAACAGTTTTCATAGTCTCTTCAAATTCCTTATCTTTCTGTATCTTATATCGCCTAGCTTTAGCTTCAGCTTCTCGTTGTTCTTGTAATCTTTTAGCTCGTTCAGTTAGAATACCTTTCCAAGTACCGTGACCAAAACGCATGTCAACCATAGTGGCTACTTCCTGCAATTTCTCTGCTGCGAGTTTAGCATCTATGACTTCTTTTGCTACAGTATCTACCCCAAACTGATCTCCAAGTCCTGCACCAGACTTTTTGTTTCTGGCTTGTTGGATTTGTTTCTCACCTGTAAACAGGTCATCAATCTGGCTTGCTATTTGTCCAATATCTTGAACAGTGCTAATGTGCGTCTTAATAAAGTCCACACTCTGTTTAAC